AAACGCTCCAAAACTTGTAATTCACATAATCAATAGGATAATTCAAATCGATTAATTTAAACGCTAAAAAAATAAAAGCGAATAGATAACATTGTTTTTGGAATATGTTTAATTTACGATAAAGAAATAATACTATTATAGCCGAAGCAATGTAAAAAGGAGTGTCTATACTATCTATAATTTGCCAATGGTTAGAATACCAATTGGTCTGCATTATTAAAATACAAACTAAATTATAAAGTAATATAAACGCTCCTAAATTTTTCATCTATTTTGGTCTGTGAGGACGTGGCGCACCGATTGACGGAACTATTACACAATCTACTAATCCAACGCTATCCAATAAGTCTAACGCATCTTTTACCGCTTTTTGTTGTTCTTCGTTTAATTCTTTCATAATTATATAAATGTTAAAAATAATATTCCCGCTAACAAACCACCTACACCGCCATAAATAGCATCGTAAATATCAAATGGTGCTTCGTGAAATTTCTCGTAATACATTTCTCTACCTAAATTTAAGATAAAAGCAAATAGTGTAGAAATAAATAATACTCCGAACCATTCAGCATCTTTTAAATTCATTCTAAATAATGCAAAAAAGAAGATTACAAATGTATAAAGTAAATGTCTGTCGTAATTTTTTTTTATAAAGTTTCTCATTTATTATAAAATTCTTTGGTTACTAAATTGTAATATGTAAAATCGCCACTTAATCCATCGACTGCGATTTCATTTTCTAAAAGTTCAACTTGAAAATGAGTCGAGTAAAGTACTTCTTCTGTGTTTTTGTCTACTATTGTTATCATAATTAATTTGATAAGGTTGCTAAATTTGGTGTAACGCTATCTGCTGAATTGACTAATTGAATAGTCCAAAACATATAAATTGTGTTTGTAGTATCAAAAGCAGTACTTCCTAAAGTTCCAGCTAATAACGCTGCCGAATCTGAAAGTTGTGAGGTTGTAAAAGGGTAACCATACAAATCGCCACCGAATAATGAATATTTACGTGTCATTACGGCTACTTGTGCAGTTGCTGAACCTGTAAAAGTCGCAATTGTTGTAGCTCCCGACAAAGTATTAGAGGTGTTAATATCTAATCTTATGGTGTAAGCACTTGTGGTCGCTGGTTTATTAATTCCAAAAATCGCTTTTGCAACATCTGAAACACTAAAACTATTTGCCGTTATTGTAGCGGTTGCTACAATTGTTTTTGAAGTTGTTCCTGTGTGTGCGGTTTGTGACGTTTGAACAAACTTATAAGGAATGTAAGTTAGTAATGATTGTTTACTATCTAATTGACCTTGAATAGAACTTGTAGCGTCTAAAAACTCTGTTGTTTTGAAAGTAGCTAAAGCATCTGTAATATCTTGGACATCTGCAATAGCGGTGTAGTCTTTATCTTGCCATTCTGCGGTGTGGTCGGTGTTAACATTAGTTGACTTTAAAGTCATTTTCTTTGTAGTACCATTAGTTTGAGTAACTACCTCGCCAGCTCTAATACCGAAAGCACTTAAATCAACATCAACATTAGCATTACTTCCGTCTATTGCTAAAGCACCTACGTCGGTAGGTGTTATTGGGATGTCAGCAATAGTAGCAAATTCAACACCATTTTTAGTAGCTGAAGTTGGCGAAAATTGAATAGTGTCTGCACCTTGATAAATAGTTAATGTTCCAGTATAAATATTCAAATCAAAAGTAGGATTACCACCGAAACCGCCTAAAGTAAAACCTTGTGAATTATAATATCCTCTTTCTTCCCAAACACTTGAAACAAGTTCATAAAGAAACATTCCGTTATCCTCTTTATCTAAAACTATTTTTAAATTACCAGCAGTGTTTAAAATTTCATCACCTTGTAAAATAACTTCGTTAAGTGTTGGAGTTGTTCCGCCTCCGCCACCGCTTAATTCGACAAAGTTTACATTTCGTTTAATTGCTTCAAATAAGAAACCATTTACAACTACACTACCAGCGTGGTCAGAAACTAAAACTAACTCCCCAAGTGCTAAACGTACTTCTTCGCTCCCAACGTAAAAACCTGTAAATATAGCTCTTTGGTGCGGTCCTGTACTTTTTATTTGTTCTTCGTGAATTATTATTTCAAACTCCTGAGCTGTTCCAATTCCTAAACGTAAAATACATTTGAATACTTGGTTTGCGGTTGCGGTTGTTACATTAATATCAACACGTAATTTTACTAAATCACCAACGCCTAACTCATCTAAAACAATATTATTTGTAGTAGGGTCAAACAGTCTTGTAACTCCGTGTGTAGGATGGTCAATATTAGTGTAAGCACCTATTGTATCGTTTTCGAGTTTCTTTTCGGTATCGGCTACTAATGTAAGCGGTGTAGTATCATCATTATTGTAATCAAAGAATCCAATTGTATTAACATAATTGTTTAATACTGGTTTATTTTTAATATAATCGTCTGCTGTATTATCACTTTGCGACCAATCGGGTTGAACGTTAACCTCAGCACTATCTTCAATACCTAAAAGTTTTGTTTTAAGCGCATCAGTAAAATCATTTGAACTTAATTCTTTGCCAGTTTCTTTATCAACTTTCGTATCGTAAAGTTCGGTATTCATTTCGTTTTGATGGTCAAAAGCAACTCTTAACTCATCCCCTAATCCATCGTTAGGACTTGAAATATTATGTATTACTTGTGCCATATTAATACCAAGGGATTAAGTTAGTTGTTTCTTTTACTTCCGATTTGTTATACTCAGGAATATCAATTGTTTTCATAAACTCATAAAAATTAGTTTCATAACTTATTGCTATACTCTCGTGATTTTTACCTAAAGTATTTATTTCGCTCGGTGTTGGTTGTGTTCCGTTTTCAATATTCATTTTAAACGTACCAGCATTACTAATTTTTGCGTTGTTCAAAGATAAGTAAATTGAAACAGAAAAAAAAGAAAGCATAAAAGAAATATAATCATTGTAAATTGTCAAATAATTACCAATTAAGTCGTCATTCTTATAGTCGGTTAGTATTTTATTATATAAATCTAATCCTAAAATCCTTTTTATATGTGTTGATTGCGCAATATTAATCGATGGATTTAATTGGTCTGTATCAACATTCCCACCTATGCCTGTTAATTGTACAACATCGTTTGCTTTTACTAATAGTGTTATCATATCGCTTCGTTTTGTGGATTTCCTAATAATCTTACCGCTTCCGTTCTATTAAATCCAAAGATTAAATCTAAAATAGCTATTGCACTTTCGTAACTTGTAGTTCCAGCAACATAAGACGCTTGTACTTCAAGTAATGACTGAACACCTCCGACACTTCCTTTCAATTGCGCTTGTGCTTCAAGTGTTTTATTGTCTAAACTTACTACTTCTGTAGTTGGTAAATTAATAACTCCATTATTTTCTATATTTTCCTCTTCAAAATTTTTAAAGTCTAAATTATATTTACTATCAATTACCTTAAATACTTTCATTAATCCATCTAAAATAACCTCACGCATCGGATTAATATTTCTTCTATATAATTGTTTAGTAGATATTGCTATTTCATCCGCATTGTTTGAGAATCCATTACTATTTCCGCTACCAGCAAATAATATAGGCGGTGCGCTATGACCAACTATAATTTTTCTTTCGGCTTCTTCGCTATAAAATACATTTTGTTGGTTTAATTCAGGAGGGTGTAATTGGTCAACTACTAAACTTTCTTCTGCACCCTCATTAAAACTTACTAAAACTGCACTTTGATTTTCAGTTCCTACTGCTTTTTCACGTACTTTTTCAGCTTGTTTTTTTGCCACTTCCTCATCTGTAATTCTACCATTATTATAATTAATAATAGTCATAGCACTCATTGAGTTGTAGAAGTGTTTAATACCAGCGTTTGAAAGTTCTCCCTCTACTTTGCACCAGCGAATACAACTGAAATAGTCAGGTATAGGAAAAAAAGGCTCACTTGTTGGATTACGAATAAGCAACGCTTCTACGTCTTGACCCTCTTTATAAACTCCTGTAAAAATTGGAATAAACTCTCTTTTATAACGTCCGTAATTAGTCCAATCCCAACTATACCAATAACCATCAACTTTTAAATTATCGGTTACATTTATGCCAAGTTTGTAAACTGGCAAATATTCTATTTTTAATATTTTCTTTTCGTGCCAAATAATTTGAATTGAATAACCCCCGAATAGTTTATGGTCTTTGCATATCAATTTAGCATCTTCTTTGCTTAAGTATTGAGAAACATTTAAACCGCCTTTGTCTATTAGTCCCTCGCCATAAATAAAGTTAACCATTGCATTGATAATCGAGGCGTTGGTTGGGCTGTCATCGTAAGCATCCTGATAGCTTTTATAGTTCTTGTTATTAACTCCGTTAGTAATCCATTTACGCCCCATTACTGGTTTAATATCAATAGGCTCGAACTTACTAAACTTCATAGTGCTTTCAAACACTTGAGGCGAACTATTCATATTGGAATTTTGAGTTTGATTGACTTCCATAAGTGTAATTTTGTACGTCGGTATTTTCTTCTAAAAATAAAAGTTTTCCTAAATAAATAATATCTCCATCGTTTTTTATTTCGACTTCATATTTATTTGAAACTTTGAAATCTGCATTATTTTCTAAAGTAATATTTAATTTTTCGTTTACTGAAAAGGAAAAATTAGGTACTATTTTTAAATCAGAATCCTCATTTCTTAAAGTTACCGATAATGTATCGTTAATAGTTGGATATTTTCGTGGAATTAAAGAAAAGTTTAAATCAGTATCGATAAAAAGTACTTTCATTTTCTTTATTTTTTATAAAAAAAGGCGAGTTTATCCCGCCTTTTCTATGTTTAATTTAATCCATTATGATTAATAAGTCATAATTGCAGCAGCGTAATCTACTAAAGCATCGCCTGAAAGAACATACAAACTTGAATAGTCATGCTCATCTGTTGTGATATTAACCATAAATCCGTTTCTATCTGTCCCAGTTGCTCCTGAATCACTATCAGAAGTCAATACATCTGCACCATTTTGAGAACCAGCGCAAACAATCGAACCATCTTTGTATTCAATAAACAAAGTCCATTGACGTTCTGCTAATGTTTGCTCAATTTTGGCAATATCTAAACGAGTAGTTACATCGGGTGGAATAGCTAACATCAAAGGGAATGTTCCTTTTACGTTAGTTGAGTTTGTGTCTTCTCCTGTTGTTCTTGTTTCTGTATATTTAGAAGTAGTGCTTTTAACTTCAAACCTTGAAAGTGTTCCAGCTCCATAAACAGTAGCGACATCAACAACACCAGCGGAAGTAGTTGCAATTCTATCCATAGGGTCGTATAAACCAAATGAAATAGCACGGACACCAGCGATTGATTTAACGCAAGGTTTCTTTAAACTTTTTGTAAGTGTTTTACAAGTAATTGACATATATTTTAAGTTTTAAAAGGGCGGTATTTCACGCCCTTGTTAATATTTTATCCGTTGTAAAGAACGTTCCATTTTTGTTTAACAACCCAAGTATTCATTGTGTTGATAATTTTCAAAATTCTACGTGTTGATGCGTTAGCTTCTTTCTCGATAATCAATTGAGAGCTATCAGATAACAAGTCCATAACTAATTTCAAGTTATATTTTTGTGCTGCAATTACAAAATCAACTAAATCAACAAATATAATTTTAACATCGTTAAAATACATATCGTTAAAAGAGTTACCAACAAAGTTTTCTTGTAACGCTGCACCTTGAACTCTATTAACCGATTTTATTAATTTATAGTGTGCTTTTGGTGCGAAAATTACTGGCGCATTATCTCCTGTTTGAACTAAAATATCATTCGGGATTGCGTTGTAAATTTTCACATACTCGGCTACGATATTGGAAGTTGAGATTGATGTTCCTGTTACTTTAATATAATCTCCTAAACCAGCTCCGGGTGTTGCTTTTGATTGAGAATCATTATACAACATTGTTGCTGGAATCGAGTCGAATAAAGTTGTAGGCATTGCAGCTACTTTCGTTTGTGCTGCTGCTGTAATACTTCCTTGACCAGCTCCTGGTGTTAACGCTGCAATTGCAGTTTTAGTTGCTGCTGTTGCTCCATTCCATACATTAGCCTCAAGTTTTGCACTTGTTGCTGGTTGTACTTGGATTAATACACGTTTATCGAACTCATCTGAAACAACTTCATAAGCACCAGCTTTCATTGATTTCTCAAAACGAGTGTTTAGTAAAGAGCTTTCGTCTATAATACCCTCAACGTTAAATGTTTTTAAATTAACTGTTGATTTTTGTGTTTGTAAATCAACGTTATCAGTAGTTACTGAGCCATAGTTAGCAGCTGAGAATGTTACCGAAGCTGAGCTTTCGTAAATATCCATTCCTGACTTATGCCCCTCTACGATTTCAATTGTTTCTCCTCTAAATGTAGGAGAGTCAGCATATACCTCTTGAATTATCTCAGGATATTCTGATTGTGCAGTCTTAGTGCCTGTAAATGTTAATGCCATAGTTTGTTAGTTTTCTCGGTTAAATTTTACTTTTTGTTTGTTAGTCATTTTTTCGTATGGAATGTTATCTAAATTTTCATTTTGAGGAACATTTTTAACCATTTTTACTTCAACAATTTCTCCTTTTAATTTTTCAATTTCAGTAGTCATTGCCATTTTTTCTGATTTCATTGAAACCATTTCAGTTTCAGCTTTCACTTGCTCTGCTTTTAAGTTTGCTATTTCAGCTTTTAAACTTTCGTTTTCTGCAGTCAACTCATCAACTTGTTTTTGCAAAGTTTGCTCAGCAGTTTCGGTAGGATTATCTTCTGCCTCCTTAGTTGCTTCCGCTGCAATTTCTTCGGGTGTTTTTTCAGTCGGTGTTTCAACTGCAAAAAACGCCTTAAGCGTGTCCCACAAAGTTTGCGGGTTTTTTTCTGTATTCATATTAATTGTGTTTGTGGTTACTTCTTCAATTCGTGTAAAACCCTCAATACTTAAACCATCGAGTTTACCCTCTTTAACATCATTCCAAGTATTATCATTTTCAATATTAAATGCAACAACTAAACTTCCTGTTGGAGCGTTTAATCCTAATTCATTTGATTTATCGTTTTTACTATTAGCTACTATCCAATTTTCAAAAGGATAAATTCCATCTGTATTAAATTGTTCGTGATTAATATTAACACCTCTATTATCTTTTAAATATTGTTTTTGAAAATCAAAAATAGCTTCATCATCATAAAACACTTGCGCTGGTTCTCCATTAATATCTTTACGAAATATTAACTTATTTGGAATCATAGCCACAGAATAAACTACTCTTTTTTCATCATTAGCAAAGTATAGTTTTTCTTCTTGCTCTGCATTGAATTTTAAAAGTGTTTCCTCAATAGCTGGGTCTTTTACCAAGCTAACTTTGTGACCTCCTTTAAATGTTATTTTATATGTTTTCATTTTTTTTAACGTAAAAAATCCTTAACCGAAATTAATCGATAAAGGATTTGATTTGTACTTGTGTTGTTTTCACGTTCATTTTCTGATTAGTATAGTGCGTCTTCACACTATTTAATTCTACAAATATATTACTTATTTTTAATTAATCTAAATAAATTTATATTTTTTTTATCCTCCGATTGAATTTTCTGAAACTGCTTTATTATGTAGCAATAAACCTGTCGAAACTTCGCCCATTGTAACGTATGCTTTTATCGGTGGTTGTTCATTTATTTTACTTCCTAAACTTGTAGCTATTTGATTTTCTTTACTTGTTTGAAAAGACATTTGAGGACTTGCACTTGTTCCACCTCCTGTTGTTGTAGTTCCTCCACCACTTGGAGCACCACCACCACCTAATGCACTTAATGCTTTTGCGGTTGCTGCAATATTTGAAGCTACACCTAAACCTAAACTAACGTTATTCATAGTTACCAAACCAGCTGCTGCCGTTACTGATGCGCCTGATGTTGGAATTGCTAACGCTGCACCTTGTGCGGTAGCCGCTACATTCGCTGCTGATGTTTGTATAAATGATTTTCCAATTGCTAAAGCACTTTCGGCTATAATACCAGCTTTTTGTAATACTTTATTTTTACCAGCTATCGCACTTAAAAATCCGATTGCACTTTCAGCTAAATTTATTTCAGCATCTTGTATAGATTTTTTTTGCTCTGTTTTCGCTTTTTCAATTTCTAACTCTTTATCGTTTTTTTCTTTTAAATCAGTTAGATTTTTTTCATTTACAAAAGCAGTATTTTCAGCATCTAAAGCATCGAACGCTTTTTGATTATCAATTTTCTCTTTGCTTTTATTAGTTGCAATTTCTAAATATTTATTCCAATAATCCTCATTTGCTTTTTGTCTTTTTTCTAACTCCTCTTTTTGTCGTTTAGTTTCGTCTTCTTCGGCTTTCTTTCTGTCCTCTGCTTCTTTTTTATTTATTTCTCTAACGCTTAATAAATAACCAGCTCTGTCGTTTTTTAATTTGTTTAATGCATCTTGACTTTCTTTAACTACTTTGTCGCCATCGCTTTTGGTTTTCTCAGGGTCAAAACCTAATTTAGTTAAGTAGTCACTTGCTTTATCTCCTAATGCTTCGTCAAGTCTTCCTTTTATTTTAACTCCGGGTATCTTATTTAATAAATCAATAATTCCATTAATAGACTCTGCTCCTGTTTTATATAGAAACCTTAAAGGTGTTGAAACAAAATCAATGTAGGACTTAAGCATTTCGTAATTACGTCTCGCGCCATCTACAGCTAACTTATTAGTTTGTATTTGGTTCTTCTGATTTATTTCAGTAGCTTGTATTGCTTCATCTGTTTGTTTAACTTTAATAGCTAATATTTCTCTTTCGCTTTTACCTTGTAGTTTTAAAATATTGTCTTGACTTCCTAACGCTTTTAATTTTTCATTTTCAGCATTTACATTTTCTTGTGATAGTGCGTTTAACTTTTTTTGTTCCGCACTAACTCCGCTTACCGCTTCTTTAATGTCATCCCAATAAGTATAAAGCGCACCCAAAGCAATAACTAATAAACCTATTCCTGTACTTCCAATAGCTGTTTTTATTCCTTTAAACGCATCAATGGCGGTTGTTTTTAATACTTGGAATTGGTCACCTAAATCAGACAAACCGCTTAATGCTTGACCGAAAGCCATAGCAGATTGAACTTTTAAAAGTGTTTTAGCAGTGTCTTCCGATTGGTCACCAAATAAAGCCATCCCCGAAACTACTCCTGTCATTGCAGTTCCTGCTAATGATGTAGCAGCAGTTAACGCTTTCATCTTTTGGTCAGGATTGAATTTATCTACTAAATCCTTTGCGAATGTCATTTGGTCTTTCAACTCCGCTACTTTTTTAGCTGCTTTAACCGCTTCTTGTGATGTTTCTCCATAAGTCTGTGATACTTTTAATAACTCCTGATTAGCTTGACGTAATTGAGTTTTAAAAGAAGACATCGATTGTTCATTTTTCTTTGTTGAAGCGGTGTTTTTATCCTGAGAATCGGTTACATTATCAACAGAATTTGCTAAAACTTCTACTTCTTTTGCGGTTGTTTCGGCATTTGTGTTATAATTTAGCTCAATATTTTGTCTAATATCTTCCATTTATTAGTAATTTAGTAGTGTTATTTTAGTTTTCCCTGTTGTTTTGTCGATTTGAGCATCTAATATTGTGAATCTATTTTCCATTATTATAACATCATTCTGTAATCTAAAGCCTGTTGGTGTAGTATTTTGTGTAAATTCGTTTAAATACATCTCGTTTGTTGGTAAATCAAGTGTGAAACTTTGTGCCATTACATTCGGGTCAATTAATCTTTCTAATTGTTTTTGGTAATACATACTATAAAGATTGTTTGGATAAGTACTACCCTCGAAAACAAGTATAGAAAATCCTAAACTATCTCCATTATTAGTAATTAAGAAAGGTAATGTTAACTGATAGGTACTTTTTGAAATAATTATTGGAGCAGTCGAACCCGATTGAAATAAATAATCTTCTGTCAATGTTTGAATGCCATTATTATAGAAAATTGTAGGCTCATCATAATTAGGTGTGTATCTGCTTTCTCCTGAACCTCCAATACTCGGAGCATCGCTTGTAAAACCATAAGCACTTATTAAATCATTTGTCCCTTGAATAGTAATAGGATTAATAATACTAAATCCAGTTTCTATTTTAAATTCTTTCGCTTCCGATGGTTTTGTTTCAGGAAAATATATCTGTCCGTATTCGCTTCCGTAAATTCTTTTAAAGTCTACATTACTTCTATATTTCGATGTAGTGTGTTTTAAGTTATAATAATTGTATTGTTCAACACTTGCTTTGGTACTTTCTTTAATATCAACATAAGGCGTATAATCTACTTCTAACTTTGAATATACTTGGTTGCTTTCTTCAATATTAGCTGGTGTAAGAAAAAATAAATTATCATTATCAGGCGAACTATCATAAATTGCTAAATTAAAAGTTTTAATTAACGATGTAAGAAAGTCAATCACTTTCATATTTGGCAAAGCCTTAAATATGTTTATTGTCGCAAATGAATTATTTGATGCAAAATAAGTATTACCATTTTCATACTGATAAAAGTCAAAATTATATCTTTGAAAACCTCCACTTGCAAAAATAGTTTTTCGATAAGGAAAAGATAAATTTGTTCTCGTATATTCAAATGTAGTAGGATTTGAAAACTGCAAATAAACATAAAACTCTAAATCCGAAGTTACAAAATAACTATCATTAATTCTTATTGTAGCTTTGAAATTCCCCTCGCTATAATCTTGTGTAGTTGAGGTTATAAGTTCTCCTGTTGTTTTTGAAACTAATAGTATATCTAACTTATTATCTCCTGTATTTGATACGTTATATAAGTTTTGAAAGTTAATATTAAATTCGCAATAAGGATAAATACTCCACGCACTATCTGTAACGCTATTCTTTGTTATTTTATAAGCATTTAACGATTGAGTAATTGAGTATTTACGCTCTGTTGTTGCACTTGAAATAGGCTGGTTTCCGCCATCACCTACAACAATAGAGTAAGTAGTCAACATACTATTATCGCAATTCAATTTTATTTGCGAAGTCTTACTTAAAAACTCTGTGTTGCACCACATAAAAGCCTTTGAAAACTCAGGTCTTTGCGCTATTGGTAATTCAATAAGTAAATTATATTTCTTTTTAATAAACTCTAAAATTGAATTTAAGTTAACCGCTGGTCGTAACTCACTTGAATTTACATAACCTGTACTTCCTACTTTAATATTATCCAATGCAACTGGATTACTATCGTATTGCCAGACTCGATTATTAGATATTAAAGGAACGTAAACCTTTGTTTGAACGCCATCGAAAGTATATGTTTCGGTACTACTTATTAAATCAGAAACGTGTTCACGTGTCCATTGAATTAATGCGGTTTCGGTTAAGTCTTGTATTGTTTCGTCTCCTAACTTATCTTTTAAATTAGTCACACTTGTAGAGAATGATGCTAAAAACGATTGTGCTTTATTATTTTCGTACTTAACTGATTTTAATTTAAGAAACCCAAATGAATCTAATTGACCTCCAACATATATTTTACAAAAGTATTTAGAATCTGTTTTTATTTTAATTACATCGGTATCGCCATAGAAACCTAAATATTTACGATTGTTCTTTGATGCTTCAAAAGTAAAATCTTGTGAGTAAGGAGCGAAAACTTTTGTAATATCGTTTAAATCCTTACTTGCATATTTCATTACAATAGTTTCGTCTTTGTACAAGTCGAGTTGATTGTAAGTCAATCCATCAATTGAAACATATACATCGGTTTTCATTATAATATTTTATTTGAAGTTTCCTCTAATTTCAAAGAGTAGTTAATATCTGTCTTATTGTTTAACCTTGTTTTTCTTATAAACTCCGCATCGGGAATATAAACGGGTATTTGTCTAAATGTTTTATAAAAAGCCAAATAGTCATCAGTAACTGTTGTGCTATCGATTGTAATTGTTTCGTCATCAATTGTAATATAGGTGTTATCGATTGTTATGCCTATTGTAGTTGTGGTTTGCAAATCTCCTTTAAACTCGATTAAGTAAATCTTTTCAGAGTAAAGTATTTCTTCGTAAATCTGCACCATATCTTCGTTTAAGTTTCCTGTATTAATTTGGTAACTTTGAGGGTTTTCTAATTTAGTACGTCCCTTATGATGTTGGTATCTATTATCTACATTGCTACTATCTCGAAACGCTCTGTTTGCGTATTCGGTAGTTATTTTAGTTGATACAATAGTTTTTCCAAAAGGTGTAAACATATTCCATAAACCCCTCTTATCTAAATAAACAATTACATAAGGGTCACGGCTACATTTTAAATTAGTTGTAGGTGTATCACGAACCAAAGTAATAATATTACTACTTGTGGCATCTGCAACACTTTTAGTAAAATCAAATGATTGCGTAATGTAGTTTGGTACTTTGTGATTATAGTATTTTTGCGCTACAACTCCGAAACCTATACTTCCGTTTGGATTAACACCATTACTACCTAATAACGATTGTTCATAGTTCCAACGATAACCAAGTGTAGCAAAGTAAGTATTACTCTCAATAACTTCAAAGCCTACATCGTTTGTAATTGTAGCCTCGTATTGAAAGAATACACCTTGATTAATAATAGCTGGTAAATTCATTTCGTTGTAAGCAAGTTGTGGATTAAGAAAGGAGCGCAAATAATCATCTACTTGAAAATCGATATAGTCATCTTGTACCGAAACCTGAGCTTTAAATAGTTTAAAATTTGGCAATCCTAAACTTCTGTTTTGATTTCCTGACCATACCCAACATTTAAGCGTGGCACTTCTAATTGTATTATCTTGTGCAGTATTTTGTATTTTAAAATGAATAGGGCTATTGCAAAACAATATGCTATTAGGTGTATTAATTTCGGTGCGTGTAATAGTGTAATCTTCTTTCCAAATATTTGAGTAAACGCCCTCGCTTTCTAAACGTAATTTAAACCAAATACCAGCGGTGTAGGTATAACCACAACGAGGCGAAGTAATCCCAGCAGTTCCTAAACCTATCCAAGTAACACCATTGTCTAAACTTTTAAATACAGAAACGGCACTCGGAGTTGGTGTTCCTATTATATCAAAATAAATACATCCTGTTGCTCTGTCGTAGTTTGTAATTGTAATAGTAGCCATTTATTTTTTTTGTTTGAAAGGAGCGTTAATGATTTCGTTAATGTTCCCTATTATTATTTTTGTAGTGTCAGGTATGAGTTTTTTCATAGTAATTAATAATGTATTTTTTTCTCCGCTTTCTTTTCCTTTTGGGTAGTTATAAGCTCCGTAATACGCTTGATACATCGTTAGTCTTGTGTCTGGGTCAACACGTCCATTCATTTCATTTCTTAAAACAGTTGTTTTGACTCTTGTTATAGGGTAAGCCTCTTCTAATATTTTTTCTTTTAATATAAGTAACTCGGCTTTAATAAGTCGGTCAACTTTTAACTGCTCTCTACTTCTTCTCTTTGCCATCTTTACGCTTTGCCTGAATTAATGCTATTAACTTTCTTACATTACTACTTGAATTTCTTAACGCCTGTGCAACTGCTGTTCTTTGAGTTTTACGCCCTTGTTTTGTTTTTCCGCTTTCGTATGTATCACCTCCTAATTTAGTTAAAACAACTTTGTAAGGAACTCCGCTCGGCATCATTTGACTTGCATACTTTTCAAGTTGTGAATTTTCATTCCATTGTCCATAATACAATTGTCTGAACGTAACTAATCCTTTAATGTAAGTGAAATTTATTGACTTCTTTAAAGAACCTTGTTCAACGTGCGCTGTTGACTTTGCTTTGTTAACAACATTTTGCGCAATCGCTCTTATTTCAACTTCGCTTAACAACTTTTACCGCTATTAGGAATTGACAAACTAACATTAAACTGAAAACCATCTAATGAATTACGCCCCCAATTTTTTAAAGGTCTTAATTTAGTAATTGAATCTAACTCTATATTATCATCGTTATTTTGCTCTGAAACTACATTAACAAACCTTGTAGTAATTGAATGTGTTTCATTCATATTGTCAAGGTAGTTAGTATCGTTTAGTAATTTAGAATCAGTCTTAATAGTAGTAGTATTTCTTTGCTGAACTATTGTAATCTCGAAATCACAAATAATAATATTATCTTCTATTGCTGTTGCTGTTAAGTCAGCGTTTACCAAAGGATAAATATTTTCTTTATTGTTATCCATTTCAATAGTTGGTACAATAGAAATCGTATTAACTAATTCATTTGAGTTAAATAAGTTAATAACGTAATCGTAGACTTTGGTTATTTCGTTCATAATCTGTAACGTATATCTTCATACGTTTTATTTTATATTTTCAACAATTCTTTTTCTAATCAAATATTCGCCTTGAAATAAAAACTTATCTATATCCCAACTCCAAACCTCATCATGCGTGTAATTATAAGTAGTACAAAGTAAATAAGTTATCTCGGCATATATTCCATAATGTTGTACAAATTCCTTTCTCTCAACAGAGCCTGACACATCTCCCGAACTTGCTATTGGAGGTGGGTTGTAAATCCACTCGTATCGGCTTTTAATATCTGTTGATACTTCGTAAAAAGCGCAAGAACCGCTGTTACATCCGCTAAACTAATTTTATTGTAATTTATCCTTTGCCAACGATATTTAGGTTTAATAACTAATTTTAAAAACTCTATTATTTCGTTTTCTTGAACTAATGTGTCAGCATCGATAAATTTACCAGCGTTAGTAAATTGTAAATCTAATTTAAAATTCATCTTTGCTGGTGTTGTTGACAAAAGAGCCTTTCTAAAATCTTCTAACCTTTCAGCTATCTTTGTTTTTTTGTTTGGATAAAATCTTTGCATTACTTGAAGCGCAACAAACCACTCATCCTCTGCGTGTTCTTCAATAGCTTTTTGAAACTCAATAAATTTCAAATAAGGTATATCATTTTTACTTTTGATACTCATAGATTGCTTTGATAAAATGTGGTTCGTATGGTAATTCCCCAAATAGTTCTTTAAATGTTTCTTCGTTATTCAAATCCTTTTTTACAATCGGTCTGTATTCTTTTTTTAAGAAAGGAAACAATCGCAATAAATGTTCTTTATTTTTTCCTAAATCCTTTAAAGGTAGTTTTTTCTTTGCCATAATTCTACAAATTTAATTAATTTTTTATAATACTTGACTAATTTTTCTCATTAAATTTCGATTAATTCCATAAGCGGTTAAATCTATATGTTCATCGTGTTTACCATTTGGGAATATACTTACTTGCTGTAAGTAGTGTTCATTCCAACTCCCCTCAACTAAAAAGACTCGACCACCCTCAATAAATGGACTTACCGACCTTGCTCTTTCAATCTTTGACATTTGTAACATTTCTCCTTTTAACTCTGAAACATTTAACTTTGTTTGGTTTTGAAGTAATTGTTTTAATGATTTTCCACTTGCTTTGGGTTCGATTAAAACCATTTTTATATCCAATCCTGTTTGTTGTATATGGTTAGGAATAAGTTTTAATAGTTCAGGCATTTCTAAATACTTATCTATACTTGAATATATATAAACATCGTTGTTATACCTACCTTGTATCTGTAATCCTGTTGGGTCGTTCTTTGTATCTTTAGTATAAGCACCATCTATAAACAATTCCCAATTAATACCTTGTGGGACTTCTTGTTTTTTAACTATATTAAACCAATTTTTACGCCATTCGCCACCCTCATCAGGAGATGGTGTTTGCATATATTGACCAGCGAAAGTATATCTATTAGCTTGTCTTATTTGTTCAAGTTCCTCAAATGAATGTTTGTCACTCCAAAGAGGCTCGTTTAATTCATTTAACGCTGGTAAACATAAATGAGTCCATTCCTCGCCACTTCCGCCATTTAAAAGAAATCCACTCATATCGTCTTCGTGTAATCTTTGCATAATAACAATAATAGGTGTATCTCTGTCGTTTACACGGCTTCTAATTGTATTATTATATCTTTCGTTAACTGCATTTCTTTTAACCTCGCTAAAAGCGTCGTCAGGTTTTAAAGGGTCATCAATTATAATTGCACCACTAAACTCATTGCTATCGGTTACACCAGCACCAAAACCAGTAATAGCGCCACCCGAAGCAGTAGCGTAAACCCCACCACCATCGTCATTAAACCACTTCGATTTACTTTGTGCATCTTTCTTTAATTTCATTTGCCAAAGTGACTGAAATGCATCGCTTTCAATATACTCTTTTGTTTGGCTTGAATTATCTAATGCTAATGAATCGGAATAAGAAAGGTGTATGAATTTTGATGTTGAATTTTTAGCCAAACACCAAGCTATGAAACATTTTACCGCTAATTCAGTTTTACCATAACGTGGAGGAATGTTTATAATTAATCGCTTAATCTTACCATTAACTACATCGGTTAAAGTATTAGCTATTTCAATAAAATGAGGCGCAACTATAAAATTACGCCTTGTGTTTTCTTTATAAATATACCTTGTGAAAAATAATAAATCATTCTCACATCTAACTTTTAATACCTTTTGATAATTAGTAAGATTTGTTAAGTTCGTCATTAATCTTCTTAATTTCTTCTTCTGTTAATTTACCAGCATCAACATTAAGATTAGTTTGTTCAATCATTTGTTTAGGTTTGCCATACATATATTCAAAGAACATTTTTATAGCCCAATCTTTACCTAAGTCGATTGCTTCTGATAGTTTAGCGTGTGCGGTAGCTTCCATTGGAGAAAGTTTCTCAATTAGCTTTTGTTCTTCTGCTTTTGATTTACGACCAGAACCCTCTCTCGCTCCTCCTTTTACATTTTCCATATTGAAAAAAATTGATTAATCAATTCTTGGTTTTAAAATACTCACGATTAAATCCATCCTCAAAGTAAATAGTTTCAGGATTATGTTTTTCGTAAATTTCTTTAGTTGTTTCTTCTGTTTTGATTATTAACATTTGTGAGTTGTATGTAGCTCTCCAATATTTATAAAAGTCTACTGAATCGGTTGAACAACTCGTTAGTAAAATAAATGTTAATAGTAATAATAGTTTTTTCATAATTTTCAAAATTAGTTATTTTTTCTTTACAAACACAAATTAACTCAATAAACTTTTAATTTCTTGCATCGGTGTTTGTTTCATTATTATTTCTTTTTAAATTGTTCAAATAAATCGTTAAGTTTTTCTCCATCTATAATGATATTATAGCGTTTAGCATACTCTCCTATAATGTTGTAAACCAATTCACCCGTTTCATCCTCACTATACAATTTCTTGTTTTGTTGTTGTGCGAAATTGTAGCCATCGATAAATGCTTTTTCAATTTTGCTATTATAGTTGTTGTTAATTAGATTATCAAAAGCATATCTCTCAGCAACTTCCTCAATCGTTTCTTGTTTTCTCATAACTTATATTTTTTAATTGCGTTATCTGTTAGGGTTAAATCGTATTTTACAAGGTCTTCTATGGTTTCAATATCTTCTGAATCTGAAAAAATATCATAAAAAGTAATTTCGTTATCTTCTATAAAGAATATTATAGACATTTGTCCTTTTTTTAATCTGATATGTTTATCATCTTTTTTAGTTATGTAAAACCCATCAAAAATTACATTCTCTTTTGCTTGTTGGTATTGTTCAAGTTCTTTTTCATATTTCTTAATATACAAATCAGAATTTTCACTTGCAAAAGTATGTGGTGTTTTCGGCTCTTCCAAAACAATCCATTCTCCATTTTTAAAAATAGAAGGAATAAACATCCAATTTTCTAAGTTTAACTTTAGGAAGTTCGCATATTTGAATACTTTTTGATAAAAATCATTGTAAGAACATTTACTTGTTTCGCCCAACACATAGTCGGTCATTGATTGTAGTTTCATAATTCACGTTGTTTAAGCATTGCATCGGCATATTCATAAGCCACACTGCAAAATTTATCTACTTCTTTCGGGTCTTTACCGCTTGGTCTTAATATATTTGGATTTGCAATCATTCCTTGCATTGCTGAATTAGCAAAATAATCTCTTAAGGTCATTCCACTATCTAAATTATTATTATTTGGATAAGCTTGTGGATTACTCGGTTTTTTGTTTTCTGTTGTCATAATTTAATAAATTGGTGGTTGTGGTTTTACTATTGGTTGGTAGTGGGTAAGATTAGATTTCCAATAAATTCTTGTTTCTTTGCTTGATAATAACATAGTACTACCTACAGAAATTCTATTTTCTTTATCTAATATAAAAATATCTTCAATACCTCTTGTTTTAGGCAAATCACTTTCGCTTTCAATCTTAATCCAACCATTATTGTTTTCTATTCCTTGTAGTGATTTGGGACGTATTAAACAATCTTCTATATTAATATCAAACGTTTTTAATAATGGTTTATGGTCAACAATATTATAATTAAAACAAAAGTTGTAAAAATCACACCAACCATCATTTTCAAATCCTTGTATTTTATTAGTATGATGTAATTTATCCCAATACTCCCCATATGCCTCTTGTATTTTATCTTGCTTTCTCATAATTCTATTTTTATTTGTTCGTATTCTAATTTATTAATATTTAGTTTTACCATGAACTCAATTAAACGCTCGTAGTTAACGTTTTTTGATTTTCTATACTGAATTACTTGTGTTGTAGAAACGTTTAAAATTTGTCCTAATTTGTAGTTTGTGAAAGGTGTTTGGTTGAATAGGTGGTTGTATATCATTGGTTAGGTTTTTCAAAATATTTCATTGCAATATAATGCATAGATATACTACCAATTACAGAGCCAATTAAATAAGCAATCATTAAAGTAGTATTTCCAAAGTTTGTGACTATATTCCTGATAACTAAAAGCCAAATACCATTACTCAAAACTGATGCAATTGTATGATAATAAATGCTATTACTATTTCTTGCTCTACTAACAAGAGTGAAACTTGCATTTTGTAAAATTGTTAATCCAAGCATTATAAAAATTTCTTTCATAATAAATATGTGTTACAGTCGCATCACTGATTTTTATTAGTTATATAGAGCGTTTTTTAATTCTGCTTTTGTTTCCGCTTCTACCTTTTCATCCTCATCAAAATCAAAAGGTAAGTAAGTGTTTTCTAAAGTGTCAAAAATTCTATATCCGAATAACATTCCAAATTTAATAACTTCTTTTACTATAAATCTTTCTGTTGTAGTTGTCATAATTCCTATTTGTTTATTATTATGACGTAAAGATAGTAATATTTTTAATACTACCAAACTTTTAAGCTAATTTATAATTGTTCTAAATAACTATGCCATATTCATAATAGTTAATTTCCCTCTGCAACTCCTTAACTTTTGGATTTTCTCTATCGTTTACCAAAAGATAATTTAGGTCTTTTATTTTTTGTTCTATTGTGGGTTTTGGTGGTTGTTTTTTACTCATAAATTCCAATCATTTTATTAAACTTTCTTCTTAACTCTATTCTTTGAACTGAATTATAAGTTTTATTTTCAAGTTTTAAGTGTTTAACTATTGACCTTGCTATTGTAATTTTTTCTTTTAGTTCTTCTTGAGTTAGTTTTAATATTGGATAATCTTTTTTAAGACGTAAAACAATCGATTTAAGACCACTTCCGTAATTTTCTTCAATACCATTTATAAAATTAATTTGGTCGCCTGAAAGGTATTGATTTGCATAAACCGATTGAGCGTAAATATTTAGTAAATTAAATCTTAACGATGGATTACTGCCTACTGAATAAAAGTGACCAGCATCAAACTTGTAGTTTAAAGGTTTTTGTGTTGAAATACAAATAAAGTCTTTGTCTATTAATCGAACTATTGTATTAATTTCTTTCTGCAATAACTTTTCATAATCGCTTTTAGTCATTAGCTTTTCTTTAATCTCTTTTTTTTCTTTTTTCCATTGCTTACTAACTTCTTTTTTTACTTTAACCTTTGCTACTTTTATAGCGCAATCAGTCGAGCAAACACGTACCAAAGAATTATATTGATTAAATAGTTTGCCACATTCGATGCAGTTCTTTTGTTTAGGTTCTTTCATTAGTTTATATATTCTTCAACTTCATTTAATGAAAATTTTGTTTTTAAAATATAAGTTCTTTTTTTATTGCAAAAATACTTACCGACTTGGTCTTCTAAATATATTTTTAAGTTATCATAAGATTGTTCCCAATCTCCATTTTTTTTTAAATAGAATTTCATATTATTAATGAAACTAATTGCTATGTATTTTTTCATAAAGTTTTTTTCAATTCTATTAATAATTCATCTATTGACAAATCTCCTTGTTTTTGTTTGAATTGTAATCTTTCGCTTCTTAAAAAATTTACAATCATTTGTTTTGTGTGTCTTTCACAAATAATCTCACATCTATTAGCTAATAACTGATTATCAAATCCATTATCATTGTCCAATAAATCACAAAATGTTTCATTTAAATCCATAATTTTAAAATTTTAATTAATAGTATTGTTGTATCTCATTATCAATTGTTTCGTTATCTATTCCCAACCATTTAGAAATAGTATCTTTTGTTTTTTCGTAAAGTTCGCTAAATTCTGTATCATCCATTTTTGCGAATGAAATTGATTTAGCAATTTTTAATATTTCACCAGTTATTAGATTTACAACCTCATCATAAAATCCGCTTACTATTGCAATATCTCTGCGCATATCGTTTATGCTTCTATAATCGCTTTGATTTTCAAAAGCTAATTTTAATAAAGCCCAGTATTTTTTATGAAACTTTAAATTGCGCTTTTTTGTGTACTCAATTTCAAACTCCTCATTTAATGGAATTTTAGCGAAGTTTTCATAATCGCTATCGTAAACTGGAACAAGTCCTCTGTGGTTTTTAACTACTAAGATCTTCATAATATTTCTTTTAAAGCATTTTTATAAGCTATACTTGCTTCAACTTCATTTTTAAAATAACCTAAATTTTTATTTTTATTTCCAATTCTAATTTTACTGTTCCATTTTTTAAAATGCTTACACCAAGAAACACCAATATATTTTGAACTATATCCTTTTTTATCTTTTTGACAATTATATCTATTTGTTACTATTTGTAAATTATCTAATTTGTTATTTTTTGAATTGTTATCTATGTGGTCAACAACATAATTCATTTTTGAAGGAATATGATTTAAAAAAGCCATAGCTACAAGTTTATGAACTCTTTTAGTTTTATTTTTTTTATTTTCCATTAAAGTAAGAAAAAAGTAATTTTTTTTATCTAATACTTGCTTCATTATTTTTTCTTTTCCAAACTTTAAACTCCTTACTCTTCCTAAATTACTAACTTGATATGTTCCTTCATGATTAGGTATATCTTTCCAAATTTCTACTTGTTCCATAAATGTAAAAACCAACGCTTCAAAAGGTGGACGTCTTTATCTGCGTTGGAATTTTATAATGTTTTTAATTCGGCGTCCACTCCGATAAACAAATATACAAATTTATTTTTATTAAATTCATAATTTTTAATTTAAGTTAATAATAAATAAATGTTTAATTTTTTCATAATGGTATTCATATCGCTCATAATCAAAATAACTTATTTTACCATCTATAAACTTTTGCGTTATTTTATCATGCCTATTTTGTAATAGGTTTTTAGTTGGGTTAAAATGGAACCTGTGCATCATCATCGTATGGCATATCATCAAAAACTCCTTTCAATTCTTCTTTACTTATCAAAGGTAATGGGACTAACTCTTGTAAAAAATTATCTTCTTTTTGTTCTTTACTAATTAGCTTATCTAATAGGTTTTCTGTTTGCGGTTCTGTACCTCTTTCGTAATAACGCCCCGATGGTAAATGATAATCAAATTCTAAACTCGCTCCTATTTCGCCCTGAAAAGAATATTTAGTTTTTAAGTTTGTAAATTTAGTAAAACTTTCATCTCCAAAATATCTATAAATACAAAATCCATCATGTGTTTGGTTTCTGAAATCCGCACTACCTGAAACATCGTACAACGTAGGTTGTTCATATATTCCGTTTTCTTTTTTCATTTTAGTAGGGTGCGCAATAACTATTATCAAAACGTTATTTTGTTGAGCGAATTGTGTTAATCTTGAAAGTGTTAACCCTATATTTTCTCTTTCAGTTTTAGTCCCAGTATGTTCTACTTTATTCCACGCATCAACTACAAAAATATTAATACCAAAAGAATAAATTTGCTCTCTAAATTTTTCAAAAATCCAATCCCAAGTTGCAAACTCTCCATTCTCAGGACTTGTTAAGTATAGTTTTTGATTTGCCCAATTATGAAACTGCATTATATCCATCTTTGAAACTTTTGGTGTTTCTTTTATTTCATAAAAATAGTTTTTACCAATTGTTTTTTGAACGAAAGTTGACATATGTAATTCCATTGGTTGGTGTTCAGGACTGAAAAAACTTGCTTTAACATCGTTTTCAAGTAAGTAATTTAAAACCAACCATTCTGTAAAATTTGATTTTCCGTGTGATGGTATTCCAGTGCCTATACATAAATGACCATACATTAGTTTGAACTTATCATTTAAGCAACTTAAAGCACGATTTTTTATATCAATGCAATTTGGTAATCCATTGTCATACAAAGTAACCATTTTTTCAAGTAAGTCTTCTGTAGTGAAAACTCCTGAAACTGGATATTTTTTTCTATTGTAAACGCTTTCTTTTAAAGTTCCACTTTTTAAGTCGTCGTTTGCATCTTTACCATTAAATAAAACTCTTTCGCATCTATAACGCCCTAAACGTTGTGCTATTTTTTCAGCTACATTGTTTCCGCTTTCGTCGTTATCGGTTGCTATGTAGAACTTTTTAACGTCTTTTATATATTTTTCAGAATTAATCCAGTAGTTATCGTTATCATTTGCACCATTAGGAATTGAAACTACATTTTTTATTCCAACTTCATAAAGTGCTAATACATCAAATTCGCCCTCGACAATATAAACCTCATCTTCGCCTATAATCGAATTGATGTTATAGAAAATTGGTTTACCATTTTTTGATTGAGTGAACTTTTTATTTCCTGAACGATATTTTTTATTAACTAATACATCGCCCTCAAAATAGTTAAATACAATATTATTAACTTCTTTGTTTAATGATGGTTGATAGTATTTTTCTTCACTAATTTCAAAATGCTTTAACGTATATTGATTAATCTTTCTTTCGTTTTCGCAATGTTTAACAAGTGCATCAGATAGCTTAGTATAGTTTTTCCATTCCTGACTTGGCAAAGTATAATTTGATTGTACTATCGATTTTTGAATACTATCTTTAAAAAATAACGCTTCACAACCTTGATTAAAGCATTTAGCAGTACCATTATTAAACCAAACCATCAAACTATTATCTGACTTGTTTTTGCGTGTATCGGTGCAAATAGGACATTTTATTTTTGCAGTTCCGCTTGTTTTATTTGTTTGGATTAAATCCCAATTTTGTATATTACTCATTACGCTGGACTATCATAAAATGGTTTAACAATAGGTTTTTTTACTTTACAATACCAATCACTTTCAAATCCACCCCAACTTTTTTCAATACATTTTTCTAAAACTTCGTCAATTGAATATCCGCTTTTTTCAACCTGAGTAATAAATTTTTTAAGTGCAGTTTCGGTATTTGTAAGTCTTTTATTTTTTCTTACCTTAATCCAATCAGAAACTAATTGTTTATTACAACCTAAGTTAATTAAATAATGGTAAAAACTAAAAGTAGGCAAAGCCGTTATATCTTTATTTTCATTTTCTTTATTTTCTTTTACTTTACTTTCCTTTATAGCATTGCTATCGGATTGCGTTTGCAATGCGTTCGCATCTTTATTCCATCTTTTATTTGCTGATTCCCTTGCTTTTGTTGACTTTTCGTTTCTTTGTTCTAATCTTCTTTGAACTGATAAACTTCCAAAAAAACCATCATTAACAATAAATAAATCAAAATCATTTATTATTGATTTTAAAATTTCAACATCAACTCTTAGGTCAAAAGAAATACATTCGTAATCCAAAGGCAATGCGTTGGCATTATTATATAATTCTTCAATTATTGCCCAAAACAAACCATAACCATTATAATTATGTTTTGCTATTAACTTTTTAATTTTAATGTCGTTTCTCGCATTGTAATCGTGGCTAAAATAAAAAGTATCTTTACTCATTTTATTAACATTGTTAAATTTTTATTCAAATTTTTTTAGTTTAACTTTATTAAAGTTGCACCATTTACCACAACGATTTTAAGAATGTTTTCTTTAATCATTTGGTTTACTCTTGCCCTTGTTACTCCTATCTTTTTTGCATACTCGCTTTGAGTATACAAATCTTTTCTTATTTCTTTTGTCATTTTACAATGTTAAAATTTTAAGTTAAAATTAACCCGTATTTTATACACGGGTTAATTTATAAATACAAAGTTAATCAATTATTCCAATATACCAAACTTTTTTTAATAAAGTTCAAAGGTTTTTATTAGAAGTTGTAGCATTTGTTCTTTAAAAAGGGAGGTCATCATGTTCTTCTTCTTTTGATGGGCTTTCTACTTCTTGACCTCCAGTTGTAGCTTGTTTATATTCCTCAGAATTAACCATTTTATTTTTTAAATAGTCAGGTAGTAAATTAAATTTTTCCTCGTTAAAATTCTCGTAAGTAAAAATAAAACTTGGATTAATTTGGTCAGGACAAGTAAACCCTTTTGGCATTGTTGAAACCGAACCTATTTCAGCATAAACACCCGAACCATCTTTTTTGGTTTTGTGTGTGATATTTAACATACAAGGCGCACCAACTAATTTTTCAATATCAAAAGCCTTTGCTTCTTCATCTGTAAAGTCTTTTCCTCTCCAATTTTTAAGAAACCCTCTTAAAGTTGCTTTTTCGTGAAGTGATAATGTAAATTCTTTACTTATTACTTGTGGTTGCTCTCCATTTTCTTCTTTGAAAACTTTTAATTCACTTGGTAATTCCCAAGTAATTCTAACTTTATTTAGCTTTTTTAATGTGCCTAAAATGTTTTCTTCAATAGTTCCGATATGTACCATAGAATAACAACGTGCTGGATAGTTTCCAGTTGCTATTGGTTCAAAACTTGTACTTCCGTTTGATGTTGCAATAATTGCCATAATTTTAAATTTTAATTGTTAATTTTATCCGTTACGTTTTTTAAATAAATATTCTTGTTCATCATTCCACGCATCAATACGATGTTTTCTAATTTTTTTATAATTCTCATCGTTTTGTAAATCGTCATTGCTTGGTAATTGTCTAACTTCTAATCCTAAATGATTAAGATAAAGTTTTTCGTTATCGGGCAAATCGTTGTAAATTTGCTCCGATAACTTTAAGAAATATTCTTTTGAACTCATACATTATGTTGTTTTACAATTACTTTAGTATCATAATTCTGAAAGCATTGATAAGGAGTTAAACCATTCCAATACATTTGAAATCGATACACTTGTTGTTTAGTTCTTTTGTTGTGGAATGTAT